CGCCTTAGCGCTTTATGTTGCGAAGGGCGGCGGGGTGCCCTATACTAAACATGTCACCGCCCCGGTGACCCTACCTCCGAAAGGACCAACTATCATGAACTCCAAGTACACGCTCGCTGGTTTCGGCCTCACTGTGGGCCTTGCCGTCGCAGCCGCTGCGGCACCCGCGCTCGCGGCCCCCACCAGCCCTGAGCCGATCAGCGCGCAGGTCACCAAGGCCACCAGCTCCTCCCGCCAGACAACCAGCGAGGTGACCGTTGAGGGCACCTGGGCCACCCCGCGCCTGACGGTCGGATCGACACTCACCGTGGCCAGCATCGACGGCGGTTTTGCCTGGAAGGCAGGCTTCCCCTTCACGCTCAACGACGGCAGCCGGATTGGCGAGTGTGTCGCCGATCAGTCCACACTCACCTGCACAGTGACCGAAGTCCCCGAAGCGTGGGCCGCGAAGCAGGACGTGTCCGGCACGTTCCATGCCCGCGCGCAGCTCACGGACAAGGCCGTGGGCACTGAGTCCACCCAGGTCACCCTGAATGGCGAGACCGTCCGCACGCTCGTGTGGGGTGACAAGGAAGGCACTGGCACGTGCAGCAATGATTGCACCGGCCCGGCGCACTTCGAGTACGCGCGCCCCGAGACCCTGAAGTTCGGGTGGACCGACGCTAATGGGTCCATTGCCTGGGGCATCCAGTGGAAGGTGGACCCCGGCACCGAGTACACGATCACCGATGAAACCAACGCCCTGCACGCGGCGGTGAAATGCTCGACCGGCCCCACATGGGACCCGGCAACCACGAGCTGGACCGACGGCAAGCTGGACGACACGAAGCACACGCTGACCTTCATGCCCCCGGTGGGCGCTCTTGTGTGCGTGACTTTCCCGGATGCGACGAAGCCCGTCGAGGGCCAGACCACCTACACGAATAAGGCGACGATCAACGGCCAGTCCTTCGAGGCAACCGCGACGATCAAGGCCAGTGGTGGCACGGATGGCGACGGCACCGTGAAGCCCACACCCACGCCTGCGCCTACTCCGACGACTGAGCCGACCCCGAAGCCTACTCCGAAGCCCACGCCGACCCCGAAGCCTACTCCGAAGCCCACGCCGACGACTGAGCCTACTCCGAAGCCCACGCCGACGACTGAGCCGACCCCGGCACCTGCGCCCGCAACCGCGACCCCGAAGCCCGAACCGAAGGCCACCGAGCAGCAGTCCACCCCCGCGCCCACGACGCGCCTCGCCCGGACCGGCGCAACCCTCGACGGCATCGGCGTTTCCCTCGTGTCCCTTCTGATCGGCGCGGCGCTCGCCATCGGCGGGCACATCATCGACCGCCGATTCACCAAGTAACACCTCTGCCCGGTGGGGCCGCTAGACTGTCGGCGGCCCCACCCCCCTTGAAAGGACCCCATCATGCTGAACTTCCACGCCCTCGAGGTCAACCGCACCACCAGCACCGTCTTGCTCGACGGCCTCCCGATCACCACCATTGGGGAGATTCAGCCCCACCTGTCGGAGATAGACGGCTTTCTGTCCGTGACCGTCACCCTCCCTCTGTCTTCGATCACAGTCAAGAATCCCAGCGGGTCTGTCCGCGTCGACGCACCCGAGGCGGGCGAGTGAACGCGCCCCTACGCCTCCACCCCTACCAGCAGGCGGCGGTGGCCCACCTGAAGGCGCACGACCGGGCGGGCCTCTGGCTTGACATGGGCTTGGGCAAAACCGCGTCGGTCCTGTCCGCCTTGGAGGAGCGCCACCTGCCAGCCCTCGTGACGGCCCCGGCGCGCGTGACCCGCGACGTGTGGCCCGAGGAGGCCACCAAGTGGAGGCCTGACCTGCGCGTGGTGCCCGTCGTGGGTACTCCCGCGCAGCGGGCCTCCGCCTGGGCCAAGGACGCGGACGTGTACGTTGTGAGTCACCAGCTCCTGGGGGAGGCGGCGCGCCAGCCTCACGGGTGGGAGACCTTCATCCTGGACGAGGCCAGTGGATTCAAGAATTACCGCTCGAAGCGGTGGAAGGCGGCGCGCCTGATCGCTAAGACCGCGACCTGCGTGTGGGAGATGACCGGAACGCCGTCCCCGAACGGCCTCCTCGACTTGTGGGCGCAGATCTACCTCATGGACTTCGGGGAGCGCCTCGGGCGCACGATCACCGGATACCGTCGCCGCTACTTCATGGAGGCTGGTCGCCTCCCGTCCGGCGTGGTCACCGGCTACACGCCCCGCCCCGGCGCGTCCGAACGCATCCACGCCCTACTGGAGGACATCTGCTTGTCGATGGGCACGGAGGGCAGGCTTCAGCTCCCGCCGCTGACCATGAACCGGATCGAGGTTGAGATGCCGGCCTCCGCGAAGCGGGCCTACAAGGACATGCGGACGCAGCTCGTCGCAGACCTCACCCTCCTGGGCGGCGTGAAGCACACTGCGTCGACGGCGGCGGTCGCCACCAACCGCCTGAGCCAGATCAGCGCGGGCTTCCTGTACGATGACGACCGGGACGGCTGGGACTGGCTGCATCACGCGAAGCTCGACGCGCTCGCGGAAGTGGTCGAGGGCACCGGCTCCCCCGTCCTCGTCTTCTACCGCTTCCAGGCCGAGCTGGAGATGATCCAGGAGCGATTCCCCGAGTCCGTTCACGTGAGTGAGTCCGGCGCGGTGAAACGCTGGAACGCCGGGCGCATCCCGATTCTGCTCGCTCACCCGGCCAGCGCCGGGCATGGCCTGAACCTCCAGCACGGTGGGCACACAATCGTGTGGACCAGCCTCCCGTGGAGCCTGGAGCAGTGGCAGCAGGCCAACAAGCGCCTCCAAAGGCAGGGGCAGACCCACCCCGTCGTCGTTCACGTGATCGAGTCTCGCGGTACGCTGGACTCGAACATCCTCCGGGTGCTCGACGGCAAGGCCGGTGTCCAGGCCGCGCTCATGGAGCACCTCGAAAGCCTCATCTAACAGGAAGGACCAAGAACGGATGAGCACAAAGACTTCCGCCGATCTCACTCTTGACCTGTCGGTTGCCCCGTCGGTGTCGTCGCGCAGGTGGGAGGCCTCCACGCTGACGTGGGAGCGCCTCGTGGATCGCGCCCACAACCCGGAGGCCGTGAAGGATTGCGGCGGATACGTGGCGGGCCGCCTGAAGGGCACGGCGCGCCGGAAGGGCCAAGTCGAGTACCGTAGCGCGGTCACGCTGGACGCGGACGCGGCCTCCGAGACTCTGCCCGCCGTCGTCGCGGGCCTCGGACTTCGCGCCCTCGTCCACTCCACCTACAGCCACACGCGCGCCCACCCGCGTTACCGCGTGATCTTCCCGATCATGGGACCCGGCCTGTCCGAGGATGAGTATCCGAGGGTAGCCCGCGGATTGATCGAGGCGCTGGGCGAGGCGCAGTTTGACCCAGGCAGTACGCAGCCCGAGCGACTCATGTTCTGGCCCGCGACCGCCGCGCCGGACGAGTACGAGGTGGTGGAGTGCCAGGGTGAGACGGCGACGGCGCAGGGCCTCCTGCGCGACTTCGGTGGGCTTGAACCCACGCCTGACCACAAGACGGGGCCGAAGCGTGACCCCAAGGAACTGCCCGGCGTGGCCGGTGCCTTCAACCGCGTGTACGACATGGCAAGGGCCGTCGCTGAGTTCCACCTCCCGTATGACCCGGTGGACGGCGAACCGAACCGCTGGCATTACACGCCCGCCGAAAGCGAGGGCGGCGTGATCGTCTACCCGGACGGGTACGTCTTCTCCAACCACGCGAGCGACCCGGCATACGGTCGCGCCCTGTCCATGTTCGACCTCGTAGCCCTCCACGTGTACGGCGGGGAGGACCGGGCGGCGGGTGTCCCCCAGTCCACCGCTCCCGCCGACAGGCCGTCGATTCAGCGGGCCATGCGCGAGTTCGCGGCTCGGCCCCTGGTCGGCACGGCGGTGGGCGCGCTGCGCGGCGGCGAAGCAACCATTGTGTTGCCGGACCATGTACCGTCTCCGGAAGAAGGCGGCGACGGCGTCTGGGTGCCGTTTTTCGGGAAATACGCCTACACCATGACGCTGGCGGGCAAACTGGCGCAAGTCAAAGGCGTAAAGGCACTGTTTTTCTGCGGCGAGCGTTTGCCGAACGGCAAAGGATTTGTGCTGCACATCGAGCCTATGCGCGGCGAGTTGAACGGTGACAAACAGCACGACGCGCAGATTATCAATGAAAACACCGAATACTGGATACGCCGCTTCCCGACCCAGTATCTGTTTATGTACAACCGCTACAAACAGCCCGCAGGAGGCCGCCTCCCGCCCCACTCGCGCG